TATAAGAACATTCTCCCCTGGTATTAAGAATATAATTTCATTTGCTTCCCCTCTTGCAACGTAAAGAGGGTATTCAATATAGCTGCCTTGATAAAGAAGATATTGATTACTAATATCATTTAAATATTGTGTACCGCTTGCAGTCTTAGTGAATGTAATATCCGTGTTGAAAGAAAAAGACGCACCGCCAACTCTTATAAACGAATAACGCGGTATGGTGTAGGTTCCTGCTGCAAGGTTTTCAGACGCAGAAGCTAAAAATGTTAAAGTTGATGTCTGATTACCAATAGGGGAATAATTAAGAACCTTTACTATACGGTTCATATTTTCGTATAGTTGAGCCTCACTGAACATCGTTTCAGTAGATGTTTGGTTCAAATAATACATTAAAGTATGAAATGAATATGCAATAATATTGTTTATTGCAGTAATGTTAGAACCTTCATAGTTTTGATCAGTAAAAATACCTGACTGATTTAAACGAGTGGTTATAAAATTACGTAAAGAAAGAGCGTCAAACGCAACATACTCATTAGTTGTAATATTAAGATCGGTATTGTCTGTTGCGGTGGTCATGTTATGTTAATAATGTAAATCCTGTTTTAGAAAGAGAACCAGGTATAACGACTTGTTTGTCAAGTGCTGGTATCACAATACTTAATGTTACAATAAATGTTTGTTCATCAGGTTTAACAACAATGTTTATACCTTGTACATTTACCCGCGGTTCAAAAATTGTAAGGTTATCCATTATTGTTTTACCTATTAATCTTGCAGTAGTGTCAGTTGCAGGTGCAAATACGTATTGTATTAAATTTAAACCATATTCTGGATTTAATAAGTTTTGACCTGGAAGGGTGTTAAACAGATTAATAATTGAATTAGAAATAGCAGCTTCGTCTACATCCGTTCTAATATCTCTTTTTACAGGGTTATCGAAATCTAAATGTACATCTACAAAACTATGCTTGGTTGTAGATTCTACTTTTTGTAGACCTGTAAAAGTAATACTTGGCATGTAAATTACTTAGGAACAAAGTGTAAAAACATAAGTAATATTATACAATTTATGAAGAATAGAAAATTTGTAACTCTCTACGAAACCATCTATAATCGTTACAAGCAAGGCTCGGGATTCTTAGAAGGTGATGTTGTTAAGGTTAAGAGTGATTATAAGTCCACTGAGGGTTATAAGTCTCTTACTGATTCTGTTAGACAGCGTCTAGAAGATGCTTCTAAGTCTGGTTACAATATTCGTGTAGGTAGACTTCACACCCCTAACGCAAATGCAGGTGCTTTAGGTATTAACGTCAACCTTCCAGCTACCCATGCTGATATATACGAGGAAAAGACCCCAGGTAACTTCGGCAATTTAATGACAGTTCCTGTTGATGTACTTGAAGTACATGACACTGGCGTTAATCTTGCACCAGTATCTAAAAACAATAAACGTGAAGCGTCAGAAGCTCCTTATCAAAAGCCAGGTAAGTGGAAAGCAAACAAAGATACAGCAGAAACTAAAGATCAAAATCATGTTGGTCATGAACAAAACTGGGTTAAAAACGGAAATTACGAATTAGCTACTAAAAACAAAAAATCTTCAGTAGGTGCTAACAAGTATAATGATGATAAACCGTCAAAGTTTAAAGATCTACCTATACGTGAATCTGCAGTAATGGAAGGCTTGTTAGGGGCGTATCAAAAGGTTTTAACTGAAGAAGTCGAAGTAGATGATGAAATTAATGACACTGGCGCTACTGCAAAGGCATTAGACCATGACGATGATATTACCTCAGAAGCTTCAGGAGATATTATTATTAACGGAAAAAAGGTAAGTCCATCATCTATTGAAATTGTGGATATGGACCCTGCAGATTATCCTGATTATTCAGATGCATATGTTGCATACGCAGAATTTGCTGATGGTACCCCGCTTTCTAATGATGAATTAGAAGAATTAGATGCAGATAGAGATACTTGGTTTGGTATGATGTTTCCTGAAAACATGGCTGTGTCTACAGGAGAAGTTACTGAAGAGGAGATGAAGATCGAAGAGAACATGATTAAACCTGATTGCTGGGATAAAGAAAGAAATACTGTAATCGATGAATGCTGGAATGAAGACGGTTCTATGAAAGAAGAATGCTGGCAAGGTGAAACAATGGCAGAAGACCTTGAACCTGGTCAAGCAGCAGGTGGTGAATTACAGCAGCCAGAAGAAAAAGAGCAAACCTCGGCGTTAGAAAACGCTATAAACGGTCTAAAAAAAAAGTAAACGAAATAGCTTTGAATAAAGAAATACCGTTCGATGATTTTGTCGAACGGTATAAAGATCATATAGAACAACAAGAAGAAATTCTTGTTAGAGACGACCCTTCTTTACAAGGTATAGAGTTACAAATGAGAGCGGTTTATATGACAGCCGCTAAATTAGGTATTACCCTAATTGACTAAGAGCTATTAGACAACTGAAGAAGTTGATCTCTTGATCCATAACTAAAGAACTACGATAGAGATTTTCAGAGACTTGCAGTAATGCAAGTCTTTTTTTGTTCTCAGTCCAATCACTCTTATATACAGCATTAAACAAGTCCTTTAGTAGCTTAGGATAATCGTTACCGAACGATTGTTCGCTTTCTATAACGAACTTACGTATAGACATTAAGTCTTCTTTATCTTTAATTTTATCCAGGATCTCCTGTGCAAATCCCTCGTTATTAATAACGTCCTTTATACAGAGCTTGTTATTAATAACACTACGCTGAATGTAGTTAATGATTCTACGTAGATCGGGATAATGATAACGAATGACTTCTTTAATACGTTCTACCTGATCACTCTCAATCTGTACGTTCTCTTGCTGAAGAATGTATACTACTCGCTTAGCATACTCCCTAATAGGAGGAGTAAAATCAGTGAAAACTTGACAACGAGACTGAATGGGTTGAATAATACGATGAAGGTAGTTACCAGTAAGAATAAATCTTGTATTACCGGCATATTCTTCCATAACATTACGAAGAGCCCTTTGACCTGCATCAGTAAAGTTGTCGAATTCATCTAAGAAAATAATTTTAAGTTTACCGTCTAAGCTTTTAGTTTGAGCAAAAGTAAGAATAGAGGTTCTTACCTCATCAATACCGTTCTTCTCGCTTGCGTTAATATACAGGTATTGAGCATCTAGAATCTCGTTAATGATAACTTTAGCAAGAGTAGTCTTGCCGGTACCTGCATTACCTACAAAAAGTAAATTAGGTATCTCTTGTTTACGTTTACATTCTTCAACAAATGTACGTAGAGACTCAGACAGAACCATATCGGCTAGCTTAGCCGGCCGATATGCTTCTACCCAGATGTTTTTAAGTTGTTCGTTAATAGACATTAGCCAGAAGAACCAAAGCCCTTTTCCCCACGCTTAGTTTCACTTACTTCATCTACAAAGCTTACATTAGCTTGAATAAGTGGATAGAGAATAAGCTGAGCTACCTTATCACCAGGCTTGAAGGTTTGAGGTTCAGTACCAAAGTTATAAAGCTTAATACCCATGTCACCTCGATAAGGGTTATCAATGATACCGAAATGAGGAAAGATGTGTTTCTTAAACCCTACCCCTGAACGACCCTCAACTCTAAACCAATACCCTGGAGTAAGATAACCAAGCTTAAGACCTACCGGTACTACGTTCCATCCTTTAGGTGGAATAGTTACTTCTTCAACAGCCGTGACATCAAGCCCTGAATCTCCAGTATAAGGATCAGAATGATTGTACTGTGGAAGTACAGCAAGCTCATGAGTCTTTACAAATTTAATATCTACAGGAAACATAGTACTATATTAACCTCTAAGCAGAGTTTCTCCACCATAAGAGGTGTTATTTTCGTTTACGCCAATTGCCTTGTTTGCTTGAAGCCAAGCGATAAGCTGGGTTACCTTATCTCCAGCTATAATAAAAGTTCCATATCCTTGTACAGTTACAATTACTTCTTTCATAATAGCTATATAGTAGAGTATAATCTTGATAACTCAAGGCCTTGCCTAAGTATTCTTAGTGAATCCAACCTTACCAGATAATAATCCCGGTGATAATCAACAGATTATCGATCAAATTGATAACTTTATTAAAGGGTTAGATACGCCTCCTGGAACAACTGTTGCTACTTCTGTAGTAACCCGTACTAGTGTTGAACCAAAAGAAGAAGAGGTTAAGGTTCCAAAAACGGATGATGAGATGAAAGAGTTTGTTACTAAGCATTCAGCTGAGCTAGTACAAAATAGTGTAAAGAGTATAATGGAGCTTCAAAAGCTTACCGTTGCAACTGGAGACCCAGAAATGATGGCCGGGTTAGCAAGCTTAATTGCAGCAAGTACTGGAGCAATAGAAACAGTTAACAAGCTGCATATTCAGAATCAAAAGATTGAAGCGGCAAAAGAACTTAAAAAATTAGATATAGAAGGTCGTAAAGAAATACAACGGCTTAAAAATGATGGCTATCTTAATTTACCTTCCGGTCAAACTAATATACTTGTAGCCACTCGAGAAGAAATTATAGCTCAACTAACCGGTAAAGCAAAAACAAAAGCTACTACTGATGTATATGAACTATCAGGTAGTACAGAAATAGTTCAAGCTAACACATGAGAATAGTATTAGTTACCGGTGGCTTTGACCCGATACACTCTGGTCATATATCTTTACTCAATCAAGCAGCTTTATTAGGGGATAAGCTTATTGTAGGAATTAATTCTGATGATTGGTTAACTCGTAAAAAAGGACAACCATTTATGCCATGGCAAGAACGAGAGATTATTATAAGCAATCTTCACATGGTTAATGAAGTTATAAGCTTTGACGATAGTGATAATACTGCTATTGATTCTATACGTAAAGTAAAAGAAAAATACCCTAATTACGGTATTATTTTTGCTAATGGTGGAGATCGTACTAAAGATAATATACCTGAAATGGTATTTGACGA